TGATCGATCCGGCGGGCCGCATCGTTCCCGGTCAGGACGCCCTCAACGCGCAGGCCGAGTATCTGCGCTGGGAGATGGAGAACGACCCCAGCTACGCCAGAACCCGCGAGACGTTCCTGAGCAATCCAGAGATCGACCCCGAGACGGCGCACGACATCTTGGGCAAGAACTTCATCCGCTGGCGTATTGATGACCCGAAGTATCGGGGCAGCGGCTTTGACCGCATCAGCGAGGGCTACGACATCCTCAACATGGCTCAGGGCTACAAAGAAGGTGGCAAGGTCGAGAAGGACGAGCTGGCCGAGGCTGAGCGTCTGCGTGACCTGCAGTTTATGGCCGAGGAGCGCAACCCTAACGCTGTCCCGGCTGTGAAGCCCGGCATGCTGGACCTTCCCGGAGGTGTTGTTGATCGTCTGGCGCTGATCAACAAGTACCTCAACCCGGTAGAAGCGATCGGTGAAGCGATGCGCGCCGGGTCTCGCCTGACGTCTGCAGATGCATCTGGGTACGACCGCTTGGCCGCCTTGGGCGACATGCTCTCTGGCGTGGCTGGCGTCGCCGGGCCTGCGGCTGTTGCCAAGCGGGTTGGCACACCGGCGGCGGCTGCGGTCGTTGAGGCGTTGACGGGTGGCGCGCCTGCTGCCAACGCAGCACCATTCGGTAAAGATTGGTCAGATGTCTACCACTGGTCCAGATCGCCTGATGACTTCTCAGAGTTCGACCTAAACCAGTCTAAATCGGCCATGAGCCAGCTCGGCCCGCACGTCGGGACGCCGCAGGCAGCCGAGGCTCGTTACATGGGCTTTGCCAAGCCTGAAGGCGTGCCGCCTGCATTGGGCTTTACGCTTCCGATGAAGGCTGACTTGTCCAAGCCGTTCTTGAACCCGGTCACCGGCAAGCCTTGGACTGAGATGGACTTGGAGATGTTTATCTCGGCGGTGTCTGACACAAACAGCATGGATCGCCGCCTCGTTGCGCCGTTTATACGCGAACGCTTGGCCAAAGAAGGTTACACGTCGATCCCGTACATGAACGATGTTGAAGACGCTGGAAGCGTGAGCCACATCATGCTGGCTGATCGCCCAACAGGCAGCGACGCCGTCTTGCGCTCGCGCTTTGCCAAGTTCGACCCGGCGATGCGCGCCTCAAAGAACATCAGCGCAGGCGTGGCTGCCGGAGCCATCGGCGCATCCCAGTACGACCCGGACGCAATTGAAGCCCGCGCCAGCAAGGCTGGCAAAAATGAGTTTGCGGCTGGCGGCGCTGTCAAATACGATCCCTCTGCCGTAGACCGGATCATCAACCAACTTCGCGAGGTCAACCGTGGCTGATATGGACGAGAACGAGGACCGGCTCGAAGGCGAGATGGTTGAGCTGATGGATGAGACCTCCGAGGTCGAGGACACCGAGGACGGTGGCGCCATCATCCGCCTTGAGAACGAGGAAGACGAGCGCAAGAACCTTGAGCACTTCGCCAACATCGTCGACGAGGTTGACCCCGGCGAGCTCAAGGCGGCTGTGCATGATCTCCTTGAAAAGATCGACCGCGACAAGGAAGCCCGCGAAAAGCGCGACAAACTCTACGAAGAGGGACTGCGTCGTACGGGACTGGGCGATGACGCACCCGGCGGCGCGCAGTTCACGGGTGCGACTAAAGTCGTACACCCGATGCTGGTCGAGGCATGCGTGGACTTCTCCGCGCGCTTTATGAAAGAAGTCTTCCCGCCTTCTGGCCCGGTGAAGAGCAAGATTTACGGCGAGTCGGACAAGGTCAAAGTCGAGAAGGCTCAGCGCAAGGCTGAGTTCATGAACTGGCAGACCACCGAGCAGATGACCGAGTTCCGGGGCGAGCTGGAGCAACTGAGCACGCAGCTCCCGCTCGGCGGCGGACAGTACATGAAGTTCATGTGGAACCCGCAGCATCGCCGCCCGGCCAGCGAGTTCATCCCGATCGACGACGTCTACCTGCCGTTCGCCGCGACGAACTTCTACACCGCCGAGCGCAAGACGCACGTCCAGTACATCACGAAGATGGAGTACCAAAAGCGCGTCAAGTCGGGGATGTACCGCGACGTTGATGTCGGCATGCCCGAAGACCCGGACTTCAGCAAGGCGAGCCAAGCCAACGACAAGATTGAGGGCCGCAAGGATTCCAGCTACAACGAGGACGGCCTGCGCACGATCTTTGAGGTCTACACGTACCTGTCCTTCGACGAAGAAGACCTGAGCCCGTACATTCTGAGCATTGACAAGTCGAGCGGCCAAGCCCTCTCGCTTTACCGCAACTGGGAGGCCGAGGACAGCTACCGCAAGGAGCTGGACTGGATCGTCGAGTTCCCGTTCGTGCCGTGGCGCGGGGCTTACCCGATCGGCCTGACGCACATGATCGGCGGCCTGAGCGGTGCCGCGACGGGCGCCCTGCGCGCCCTGCTCGACAGCGCCCACATCCAGAACATACCCACGCTCTTGAAGCTGAAGGGCGGCCCCAACGGCCAGACCATCAACCTGCAGCCGACCGAGGTCGTCGAGATGGAGGGCGGCGCGCTGATCGACGACGTGCGCAAGCTTGCCATGCCGATGCCGTTCAACCCGCCGAGCCCGGTGCTGTTTCAGCTTCTGGGCTTTTTGGTGGATGCGGGCAAGGGCGTGGTGCAGACCTCGTTTGAGAAGCTGTCTGACCAGAACCCCAACCAGCCCGTCGGCACCACCATGGCGCTGATTGAGCAGGGCATGGTGGTGTTCAGCAGCATCCACTCGCGCCTGCACAGCGCCATGGCACGCTGCTTCAAAATCCTGCACCGCATCAACTCGGCATACCTGACCGAAGAAGACATCGCAGCGCAGGAATCGGGCCTTGAGATCGACCCGTCAGACTTCGACGGCCCATCGGATGTCGTGCCGGTCAGCGATCCCGCGATCTTCAGCGAGACGCAGCGCTTCGCCCAGATTCAGGCCATCATGCAGCGGGCGCAGATGATGCCGCAGCTCTACGACCAGCGTAAGGTCGAGGAGATGTTCCTGCGCACCCTGAAGGTGCCGGGAGAGGAAGTCCTGCAGCCGCTGTTGACCGAGCAGGATATGGACCCGGTCAGCGAGAACGTGGCGGCTGCGATGGGCAGGCCGCTCTATGTGCTGCCGCGTCAGGATCACTTGGCCCACATCATGACGCACATGGCGTTCCTGAAGTCGCCGCTGCTTGGCGGCAACCCACCGATCATGCAGGCGTCGCTCTACGCAATGGCGCAGCACCTGAAGGATCACCTGCTGAACTACTACCTCGTTGAGTCGCACAATGCCGTGGATAAGGCAGAGCGTGAGGGTCTGATTGAGTCTGACGCCGAGCAGCAGGTCAAGCTGATCCTTCAGGTCCAGCAACTGATTGAGCAGCAGCTTGGTGGGTTCGGTCAGGAACTTGCGACCATCACGCAGGCTGCCGAGCAGTTCAAGCCGCAGCCGCCGATGCCGCCGGACAACAGCATGCAGATCGCGCAGATGAACATGCAGATGAAGGGTCAGGAGATGCAGCAGCGCGCTGCGATTGACCAAGGCCGCATGCAGATTGAGTCGCAGAAAATGCAAATGGATCAGCAGCTTGAGGCTCAGAAGCTCGCCGCGCAGCAGCAGGCTCGCGCCGAGCAGATGCAGCTTGATATGTTCAGGCAGCAGCAGGAAAGCATGCGCACCGCAGAGGAGATCGCGTCTCGTGAGCGCATGAACACGGCTGACAACGACACCGCGAAACTGCTTGCCGCAGCCGAGATGGCGACGGGTGAGAAGGTCGCGGTGAGCACAGGCACAGGATTGAATCCAAATCCATGAATTATTCCAAACACTACGAGGCGCTTGTCGCTAAAGCTAAGGCGCGGAGTAAGCCGAAAGGGTACGTAGAGCGGCATCATGTCGTTCCGCGTAGCTTGGGTGGGTTGGATGATCATAATAACCTCGTATGGTTAACCGCGCGTGAGCATTTTATCGCTCACGTTTTGTTGGCACACATTTATGGCGGCTCGCAGTGGTATGCCGTGATGATGTTTGCTGCCGGGGATCGACGCACGATTAATAGTCGCCTGTACGATTTAGCAAAACGCAAGCATGCTATGTGGATGTCTGAACGCTTCAAGGGGCATTCTTTGTCAAATGAACACCGTTCAGCCATATCCATAGGTCTTTTAGGGAATCGCAACACTGCGGGTAAAGTTTTGTCTGATGGCCATAAGTCTGCTATAAGTTTGGGACTTAAAGGCAATAAAAACACTTTTGGCAAACTGGCCAGTCAAAGCACCAAGACCAAGATGTCCGCCGCTCACAGTGGGGAAAAACATCATTATTTCGGAAAACGTCGTGACCCTGACACTTGTGCTAAAATTAGCGCCAAATTGTCTGGAGTTAAACGAGCCCCAAGGAGCGAAGAGACAAAAGAGAGAATACGCGCTGGCGTGATGGCGGCCAACGCAGCTAGCATCAATCCCAACCCCTGATAGGAGAGCGCTATGAGCGACGACCCGAACAAGTCCAAAGAAGTCCAGATGAACAGCGCCTTGGTTAAGCAAAAGCACCGCATGGCTGCAGGCGAGAAGGTTGACGGGCAGTCCCTGCCCCCCGCGCCCAAGGTCGAGAAAAACCAAGCGTGAGCATTGAAGCTAAACTGTTAAACCGGCTCAAGGCAGAACAGCAGCAGTTCGCTGTTGACGCCTTGAGTCGGCCACAAGCTCGCGATGCCTTTGAGTACGGGTATCGTGTCGGCGTCGTTGCCGGATATGAGGCAGCGATCAACGTACTCTTAAAACTTCTTGATGAGGAGAAATATAGTGACAACGACCTCTGAGAGCGCAATGGCGGAGGCTTTCCCGGACGTTGATCCGGGCGTACAGCCTTTCGGTAGCCGCGTTCTGGTTCAAATCCGGACCCCCAAGACGATGACATCGGGCGGCCTTATCCTTCACAGCGAATCCCGCGACACTGAGAAGTGGAACACGCAGGTGGCGAAGGTCATCAGCACGGGCCCGCTGGCGTTCAAGAACCGCAACACCCAAGAGAGCTGGCCCGAGGGTCAGTGGTGCAAGCCGGGTGACTTCGTTCGCGTACCCAAATACGGCGGCGATCGGTGGGAAGTCCCCTTGGGTCGGCGCGGAACGAATGGCGACATGGAGTCCGCTATGTTCGTGATTTTCAACGAC